TCGTCGCGGACGTAGTTGTTCACGGCGTAGCCCAGATCTTCAGGATCTAGGAATCGGTTGATGAATGACTCGGTTCGATTGATCTGCTCCATGTAATACTTCCTCTCCCCTTCGAGCTTGTCCCACAAAGCGCGGAGACGGTTTTCGAGTTGGGTGACGTGCTGCTTAAGATCTTCATTCTCCTTCGCCATGTCTCCGATGGATTTGCACAAGCGTGCGTGCGCTTCGTATTCGGGGTTCATCGCTTGTTCTCCTTTGCTCGCTGCCATGCATTGGCCAGCAGCCGATAGTTTGAGTCGGAAATGGTACCGTCCTTCAGCCATTCAAGTAGCTCGTCACCAGTACTCTTCATCAACTTGATCCGATCTTGCAGGTACTCAACCAGTTCCTTCAGCTCGTTCACATCGGATTGAAGCTCGCGGATCTTTGTGGCCTGTGGGTCGATTGTAGTCACCGTATTCGACGTTGGTATTGTGTAGTCGCTCATTTGCACTCCTTCCATTTGAACTGTGGTTTACCGCTCTTGTCGGCCACCCACTCTGCATGGCCAGCAGCGACTGCTTCACGCTGTTGTACGTCTCTTTGTGCCTCACCTCCGATGAATCCACCCAAGATGATTGATCCAATTATCAGTCCAAACATCAGCGCATATGGGAAATCTGAGTCACTCACGGCTTCACCTCCTTCTTTCTACACTTGTGCAAGAACGGGAACATGAATCGACCAATCCACCCGATCAGTTCTCCGCACTTCTGGCAGCAATAGCTTGGGTGCTTCACGGCTTGGCCTCCTTGGCTTTGCGCCATTTCTCAATCTCCATGTGCCACCCCATAAAGGCGGCAGCAGCGCATAGCATATCCCCCGCCTCCTCCAATCGCTTGATGCGGTCAGTTAAATTGAGGGTGTGAATATTCAGCTTCCTGAACATCTCATTGGCCGCGTTGAGTTCGCGTTCGAGTTGGCGGCAGAAGTCGGCATCACAAACCTGATACATTGATTCATGCGGAAAGAATGCTTCGAGATTCGTCCTCGGTGTATCGCTCACGGCTCGTCCTCCACTTTCACCATCGGAACAAAGTCCAATCGGTTGCTCTCGTCGATTGCGATGCCCCATCCGTTGCGACGACAGGACAGCTCAATTGCGTTGTAGACCTCACTCATCGTCTTTTCGGGCAGATAGATGGACAGCAGTCCTTTGAATGTTAGGCGGTATTCCTCATTTTCGATTTGCTTGCTCATTGTTGTTCCTTTCGCTTGAGGTATTCACTGACTGCTTCGTCGGCCACAAACTGTAGCTTGTAGCCTTTGCGTTGCGCGTAGTCCTTCAGCCGCTTGTGCGTGTCGTCTGAGACGACGAATATCTTGGGTGTTGGTCGTTTGGGTTTGGTGGGGGTCATTTGGAATCGCTTGTAATGGCTTCGTGAATGACCGCGAATTCCTTGGCGAAGATTTCGTCGCGGATCTGGATGGCGATGTCGCGATGCTCCTTCTGAGTTCCTTTCGCGCACCGCTGCTCGAAGTAATGAATCCATGAGCGGATGTTGCCGGTCATGTACAAGGTCGTCTGCGTACAGAGCGGCAAGACCATTCGCGCTGTCTCACGACTCACGCCTTCCTGAAGCAGAGTGCGATAGGTTCTAAAGGCTAGATCGACCGACTTGGCGACACATTCAATGGCCCACTCCTGCGGAAACACTTCCCCGCTTCCCTGGCGGTTTACACGGTCCTGAGTGCGAAGTTCAACTGGCTCCGCAGTATCACTCGGCGCATAGCGTTGGCTAAACTCTTGGAAGCAGAACGAGCGATGGCGCAGGATCTGGGCAGAGATAGCGCGGCTCGTTTGAATCTCAACGGTCATGCTCGCCTGCTCGAAGATGCTCCAGTGGCCGTTTCGAATGCAGTAGGCCAGTAACTTCGGGGCGGTGAGGAGGCTCATCTGGTTCGACGGATTACTGACACGGGCGGCGAACGTGATGAAGTCGGATGCGGTTAGAGTTCCGTCGCCGACAAGGGGTTTGGTGATAGCTACAAGTCTAGTTCTCATGGATGCGAATTTGAATTCTTAGGTTGGTTTCGAGCGTTATCGCGGAATGCGCTCCCCTCCGTGTTTGGGATGCTTAGAACGGCTTCTCCTCAGTCTCGGCGGCAACCGGGGCGACGGCCTTCATGCCCTTAAGGCGAAGAGTCTTCTTCTTCTCGCCGTTGTACTCGTATTCTTCGCTCCGAACCGTGATTACCAACTCCAGACCGATCATCGACTTCAGGAAGTTGGCATAGCTGCCCTTCACACCAAGGAAGTCAACCTGCGTACCATCCGGCACATTGTGGTTGGTAGCGGCGACAAGCTGGTTCACGCGGAACCATGTGTTCTCCTGATTGAGGAAACGGTCGGTGATGCTGGCACCTTCGCCAGTCGTGAACGTCACCTTGCAGACCTCGCGGCCCTTCGGATCGAGATTCTCCTCAACCTTGGTGAGAGTGACGGTGTACTCGCCTTCGGCATCGATGTATCGGCCTCCGGCATCCTTACGGTTTACTTGGAACATAATTGTTAGGTTTCGATTTTGGTTTTAGCTCTCGGACTTATTCAAGACCCACTTTGGGCAAGAAAGGGTTTGGACTGCGGTTGGATAGGCTGGCCAACTGTCCAGTGCTTTGCATTCGTGCAGCAGCGTGATGGCTTTCCTACGCAGGTTGGCACCGGCCTGAAGCCATTCGGCGTCCAGCTTGTAGATGCCAACCGCATACGGTGCCTTACGCTCGACGGCAACGAAGATGAAATTCTCCGCGCCGGTCATCTCCAGATAATGCGCGGCCTGAATGTGGTAGCCGAACGACGCGATGGTTCGCTGGAACGCTTCGGGCGATGCGTCATCGGTCGTCTTCACATCGACCAGTGTATGATCCTCGACCCACAGATCGGGACGAGCCTTGAGAGGTAGGCCAGTGTCCTCGTCTTCAGCGAAGACAGACGCCTCGATCTTGTGATTGAGATGGATGATGTCCCAGAACGGATGGCGGCGGACGCTGTTCGCGACACCCTGCACATCGATGTCCTCGGCGTGGGTCATGTGGATGCGGCTCTTATGCGCTTCCTTCCATGCCTTGCCTTCCTTGGTGCGATGATCGATATCCGGCGGAACGACCGCGACAACCTGCGAGTACAGGTGCGGTTCGAGAACGGCGGTGTGAATCGCTGTACCCATCTGCATAGCCTTCGTCGGCTCCTGATGCTCCTCCAGCGCGGCACGATAATGCGCCGGGGACTTGAGGATCTTGGACATCATCGACTTGGAGAGAGCGTCAACGGCATGGTACTTCTCAGCAGCCATGTCGAAATTAACGTGGCGGTTTAGAATGCTCATTTGTTGTGGCGGTATTGAACACAATGAGGACTCATGCAATGTCCGTTCTCGACAGGCCAATCGCAAAGAGCGCAAACAAGTTCTCGCTGATATTCCACGTTGCACCAAAACACGCCGGGAATTTTTCTGGCCTGTTCCGCAACTTCCTGACACGCCTTTTCGTTAAAAGGCCAGTCCTCTTCGGTTCCGCATCGGATGTGAACGCTGTAGTTGTGTTTCTTAATTTTAGTTTTCATTGGTTAAATTATTCGACGGTCGGTTCGGAGAACGCCTTCGCCTTGATCAGGAAGCTGTCGCTGTCGGCGATGATCATGTTGGCCACCTTGGTGCTGACATCGCGGAAGTTCTGACCTTCCTTGATCAGGTTCTTGCTGATGAGGAACGCATTGGCGATGTCGGAATGTGGCTCAAGAATCTGCTCCAGCTTCTCGACCAACGAGAATGACGATTCCGGCGTCACATTGACCGTCTGGCGCGTCGTAGCGGTGATGGTGGGTGCTGGTGAGGGATTGGAGAAGTCGGCCACTTCCTCGGGCGTGTAACGACCTTGCGTAATGCGCGGATCGAGCATCCTTGTCGCCTTGCTGATGACACGCGCACGGAGCATCTCGGCAGGAAACTTGGCCCAACCGGAGCCGGGTTTGGCGGGGAGCAAACCTGCCTGCTTCGCATCGTCGCTTGTGAAGGCAACGCGGACCTTCTTTGCACCCTTGCTGAAGTCAGCAATGGCGGCTGCTGCGTCAAACTGAATCCAATCGACATCCCAACCGGCATTCATCAGACCGGAAAGCATGCTCTCCGATTTCATGGTGATGTTGCCATTGATCAGGTGATTCTCGCGCTTCCATGAAAGCGGAGTCATACGGCTGGCGATGCATTCGAGAGCCAGGACGTATCCTTGCTCAGGCTTGACGCAGCCGAACATGCCGGAATGCGCTATCCAATCGCCCATCGTCTTCACCGCATCCATCGGACTGTCGATGCGGTCGTAGAAGTCAGGACTGACCGGACTCAGGGGTTGCGGTGATGTCGGAACTAGGTTGCTGCTGCTCATTTGTATTCTCGGTTTGTTGTTTTTGTTTTTTCGCTGCGTAGGGGTTCACGGCTCCGGTCATCGCTCGACTCTCAAGAATCGCGGCGATGTCGGCTTCGGTGAACAAAATGCGTCGGCCAATTCTCCGGTGCTGGATGCCGTCGACGCGAACGATACGACGAAGCGTCTCGCAGCAGATTTGCAGCATCGCGGCTGTTTGTTTGGCCGTATAAACTTTCATCAAAAAGGGTTGGCAACCGGATGTTCAATCAGGGGAGAAAATCCAATACCCCGTAGCAGGCTCTCCCTGCTCTCTATTTCCAGTTGCCAAAAATTGGTCATCGTTGCGGACGTAGTGTTGCAGTTGTCTGGAGTCGTGTCAACGGCGAGTTGAAGATTTTTTTCAACGACCGTGCGCTGCCAGTCTGTCGTAGGTTTCCTTGAGATAGGCTTCCTGCTCCGGTGTTCCACTCGCGCCGCTTGAGTTGAGAAAACCGACACGTTGGTTCAGTAGGTGCTTCTTACGGCCAGCCCAGGTCTTATCGTCCTCGCCATCGGCTCGACGGATCGTATACGGCCCGTGGCCCAACTCCACCGTGTAGGTTTCGGCATTCGGATTGAACGCCTGCTGCTCTGGCTTTGGCCCAAAACCTTCCCATTCGGAATCGTCGCTGTTGCGTTCGCTTTGGGATGATTGCTCTAAAGCTTGCTGGATCTTGCGGTCATGCTGCTTCAGCGTTTTTTCAATCCGATCCACGCTTTCGGACACCCGTTTTACCATCGCGGCAAGCCTGAGCAGGTTGTCGGTTAATTGAACAATCTTGTCGGTTTCCATAGTTGTTTGGGTTAGCTGGCCTTCAGGTCGGACAAAAGTTTTTCAAACTCATCAGCCAAAGACGGTTCGCTGGATTCTTTAGCGTCCTCTAGTTCCTGCTCCAACTTTGGCTCGCTCTCCGTATTCTCCGCATTCTGCTTCCTCTTGCGCTGTCTCCCCTTGCGAAGGGCATTGATGGCCTTCCAAAGCTGGGCGATTTCACGCCGGATATCCGAGAACTTGCGCGACTCAAGATCCTTCTGCGCCTCTTCATCGGTTGGTTGCCAATCGCACCCATGCCATACCCGCTGGATTCGATCAAACACCAGCACCTGACTCTTCACGTTCCGCATCGAGCCGAATGCTCGGTTAGCCTCAACCAATCCGCCGCCAATCGTCTGGACGATGTAGGCCAGTAACTCGGACTCCTCGGGTTTCATGTTGTGCCTCTTCGGAGGCATGTCTCGGAACGTCGCCCGGAGCGTGGAACCATTTGGAAGGTAACTCATGGTGGAAAACAGATAAGTCTTTTTTGTCCTCTCGTCAACGCAAATCTACCAATGGCTATTTCTAGGTTATCCTTGGTCTACCTAGCTCATCTAAAGATAAGCCTCCCCTTTCTAAAAAAGGGGAGAGGCTTATTCCGAAATCGGAAAGCTTGCGCTCCGCCTTTGGGGGCGGTGCCGCTTCCGTTTCGGAATAAGATGTATGATGCGTTTGTGTCGCCATGTGGACATGTATGAATGCCCTGCAATCGATCAGAAACGCCCCGTAGAGCGTTCGGAGACGATTTGACGGCTCGATGGACGGTTTCGCGTGTCGCCGCGCTAGAATCGAATCGGTGAAATGACATCGTTTTGGATGCGCTTAATTGGCCGACGGTATCGGATAAAAAGTTATCCGGCGGACTTCGGATTCTCGATGCGATGGATGAAGACGGGAGTTCGCTCACCGACGTATGCTCCGAGTTGATTGAACTCATGGTACTCGACTGCTTCCTCGTAGGTCATGCCCTGCGACTCCAGATGGGCGATAACTTTGTCGTAGTCGTAGGCGACGACCGGAATGCCGCCGAACGATTCGCAGACTCCGATGATGCAGTCGTCGAAGCCGTCCATCAGCAGAAGGTCAGGGTCGATATCGGACAGAAGTTCTCGGATAGTTCTTCTCATGGGTTAGCCTTGCTCCACTCAGGTATGGGATAAACATCATAATCCTCCGGCATCTCGACCGGCACGACGCGAAGTCTTCCCTGCGTGTACTCGCCGGGATTCAAGTCCCTGGCCGCCTGCTCCGCCTCCTTGCGTGTGCGGAATTCGACCGTTCGGAAGCTAACCACACGCTCCTTCAAGTCGCTCCAGCCAATCGCGCCGGATATTTGCACCTTGAACTTGGGCGGGGCGAAAAGATTGCGGCTCATAGCGTCTCCGGTTCTCCCTGCTGAACGATCCTGTCTCCCTCCTCCCGCTCGATGATCAGCTCCAGAATCTGCTCGCCGTTCGCCGCGACGATGCTGCAAATGTGCTTGTCGTCGTCGTAGATGGAGAGCGGTTGCGCGCCGTGTTCCTGTACCTCGCCCGTGACGATGGCATTGAACAGGTCGATGATCGTTTGGGCGTTGGTTTTGCTTTGGATGGTTAGTTTCATTTGGAAAGATCGTCGTTAAGTTGGAGCCGAATGACCTGCACACGAAGTTCAAAGATTTCCGCTTTCATGCGAAGGACCGATTTGTAAAGAGGTTCATCGCAATCTAATACCCATTCATCGGAAATTCCTGCAATCACGCTGAGAGTAAGACCGTCGGAGTCATCCTCATCATTGCGAGGTTCATTTGATGCTGATTTATGTTTCATTGGTTTGTGCTGTTTTACCGTGCGGTGAAAGTTGGGTTTTCGGTGAATTGAACTGTCATGAATTCCCTGACGGTTCGCTGCCGATCTAGCTCGCGCATGACACGTTTTCCGTACGCGCGCGTGGATGGTTTTCTAAGTCCTTTTGGCCCACCTTGCCAGAGCCGAGCTAAGGATTCGTCGCTCAGGTTCTTGCCGTAATGCGAAAGGTATGCATTGGCGATGAATGTCGCGGTTGCGCGGTTCGTAACCTGCTGGTGCGTGTAGGACGTTCCCATGATCCGGTTAACGTCGCGCACGAGGATCGGTTTGATCTGAAGCGCGCCTAGCTCGCCGTGACGACCTTTGGCATGATCGTTTCCGTTGGATTCGATTTGAATGAGGGCGGATAAGAGGAGTGGATGCATGGTTTGAGGCGTGAATAAGGTTTATTCGTTCGATTTGAGTTCCTCGGTGAGATTGTTCCACTCGCGTACACGCTGGCGAGCCTGCTCAATCGCAAACTCCCACTCCTTCTCCTCACGCCACATTCCGCGCACAACCTGCGGCCTGATGCCAAGATCATGCAGCCGCACCATCTCGCATAAAATCTCAATCGTACTCATTGCAAACCTTTCGCTTTGGCAATGACCTCGCGCGCGTAGTCTAGGTCTTCATCGTCGGCCATTGGGTGGGTCAGGCGTTGCAGAGCAAGGAGCATTTGAGGCGCGAGGGAAATCAGGCGAGCGTTGGCCATTTTCTCATGCTCCGGCGTTTCCGCGTTCGCGTGATGATTCATTGCGTAGCAAATCAGAGCGTCGCCAGCGCGGACGTTTAAGCCAGTCGTCCGCCAAGGGCCGGGAGTGAATTGGGTTTTCATTCGTTGTCTCCAGTTATCTCTTCGATGGTTTCGCGCGCGTGTTCGATTAGCCGGTCGAGTTCCATTGCCGAATCCTCGCTTTCCCGGTTTCCACGGTGCGCCAGATCGTCAAGGCGCGTCCATTCGTTGTTCGCGTGAGGCAGCAGCGCGCGGACGATGGCTAGCAACTCAGGGGCGGAGGCGATTAAGCGCGCGTTGGCTTTCCAGTGCGTCGCATCGTCGCAGACGTTCGCAATCGTGACGCCGTTGTGGATGCTGGCGTCGTGCTTGTTGTAGCCCAGATGCCATGGGGCGGGGGTGAATTGAGTTTTCATGGATGCTCAGGCGTAGATGTTCTCGGTTTCGGGAGTTTCGGCGGGGACGATTCGGAGCGTTTCGAGGAATTCGGACAGTTCACCAAACTCCTCGCGCGCGGCAATGGCTGCTTTTCGCGTGGGGAATAGGCACGGTTCGTAGTTTTCGCCGTCGTATGATGCGCGGAGGTCTGACCAGCCGCCGGTTGAGGTTGAGAGTTGGATTTTGTAGCGCATGGGATTCAGGCGTTGACGGCGTATTCCGACGCGAAACGAAGGCCTTCGGCGCGGCCTGATTCGGAGCCGCCTAGGACGATGCTTTCGCACGCGGAATCGCCTAGCTGGCGGGAAAAGGCGTTCCAGTGATTCCGCGCGTCGCAATGCGGGATTCCGCAGTCGCGGTGCAGGATATGCGCGAAGGCGGAGAAAAAGTCGTCGCGGACCTCGCTGACCTGCTCATCCATTCCAATCTCGCGCATCAGGTCAGCCTCCAGACGCGTCAGGCGCATGTTGGGGAGAATGCGTTCCACGACGAACACTTGCGCGTCGGCCCATAATTCCGGTCCGGCGTTGGTTCTGACGTACAGGGAGCCGTCGTCGAACAGATAGAAGCGGGTAGCGTCGGGGCGTGGGTCGTCCTGGAATGCTTCGCGGAGGTTGTCGGCGAATGGTTCGAATGAGATTTCAACAAGTTGTTGCTCTTCCTCCGTCAGGCGCGCGTCCATGCGGTAGTTATGGTGCAGGTAGGCGCGGACGGATTGCGGTAGGTCATGCGCGTCAAATGCGCGGACGGCAGGGTCGAAAAATTGGATTTCGCGGATGATTTGATGGATTGTTTTCATGGATTGGATTGGATTGATTGCGGATAGATTGGCCTACCCTTTCGCGTCACGCTTTTGGCATGGCGCGCGGAGGGTGGGCCGGACTATTCCGGCTGATATTCGCACAATTCAAAGAAGCAACGGCCCGTTTCCGGCTCTTTTCGGAATCGAACAGCCGTGCCGTTTTTCAAGTCGCGCGCATAATTCGGATACGGTGCAGGTGTTCCAATTTCTTCGCACAAATCGGACGCCTCTTCGAAAGACAGGGAGCGAATGAATTTCATGGGTGCGCGGGGAAAGGGTTTTCAGTTGAACCAGCGCGAGGCAATGCCGCGTCCGAACGTCTCGCGCGCGAATTTCCGAACGTCCGGCGTCACGTTGTCCCGATAGAAACGCCAGATGGCGTTCGAAAGTGTCCGGCATACTGCGGCGCGATATTCGATGGCGAAATATTGTCCCGCGCAATAGTCCAATTCCCCGCGCGCGGAATCGAAGGTTAGGCGTCCGGTTTCAAGCTCGCGCATGAGGAATTCAACGGGCATAGGCGAATGCTCAACGAAAACGAGAAGCGCGCGCGCGTCGCGTCCATGCTGAAGGATTCGGTTTCTGTCGGATCGAAGCGCAGACATTCCGGCATTATCGCGCCAGTCGGACGCATAATTGCGCCAGTCTAGGCCGGAGCGTTGCGCGACGAATGCGCGCAGTATGGCGCAAATTTCGGATTTTGTGATGATGGATTGAGCGGTCATGGGATTTTGGATTTTGATTCGGGCGTGATTGCCCGCCAGAACCTACCGTTGCCGATAGGCTCGCGCGGGGAATCAAAAGCTCTCGATTTTGTGAAGCGCGCTTTCAATGTCGCGCCGTAGACCGGAACGAATAGAATCGGCCAGTTTCAGCGCGTTTTCCATTATCCGTTCCGCTTCATCGCGCGCATCTTGGATGATCTTGGTTCGCTCACGCATAGCATCGGCGCGCATTTCCGCGCAACGGCGCGCGCAATCCTGAATCGATGCGGAAGCTAGAATTCCCGGCGCGAAGTCTGAGCGGATATCGCTTTCGATAAACGGGATTTGTTCACGGAGCCACGCGCCGCAGTAGCTGTCGGAACCGAGACTATCGGCGCATTGCGTGAGGATTTGGATTTCTTCGGATTTGGTCATGGGATTTGATTCGGCGGGTAATTCGCCGCTACGCTCCACGGTTACCCATGAAGCGGCGCGGGGAATCAACGGCGGATAATTCCGGCGGCGAGCATAGCCTTGCGCCAGTACTTCGCCGCGCGCGGCGGATTCTCGCGCGCAAAATGAAGCGACTCCGTTCGTTCGCTTGCGTCGCGATAGTCGGTTTCAGGATAGGAAGAAAGCCACTCGAAAGCCTCGCCGCTTGGCGGATAACATGAAGGATTTGGATGCGCGCGCATGAGGGAAACCAATTCGCGGAACGAGACGGATTCGGATTCGACTAGGAAACCGGATTCGGCGGATTCGCCGGATTCGGCGGATTCCGGCGTGATTACGTCAAAGGTTCGGGAAATTAAGATCATGGGAATTTTACTTTGAGAGATTGATGCGGGGACGGAATTCAAGGCATGGGCCGGAAACGGAAGCGGAAACATAGTAGTCTGACAGGTTGAAAGCGGCGATGCGTTCCGAATCGGGGAACGGGAGAATGGCGTGGCATTCATGGGCTTTGCCTTCATTACGCAAGCGGGGAGTTCGATCGATTCGGCGACAGAATTCGGCGAATGTTTCTTTCATGGTATTTTCTTTGGATTCGGCGTGATTGCCGATTGCTGCCCACCGATTGCCGATGGGCAGGGTATCGGGAATCAAACCAGTTCAGCGTAGGAATAGGACTTCAAATCGAATCGAATCGAATCGGCGACGCCGGATTCGAATGCCTCCCAAAGCGATTCGGAATCCTCCGATTCGTTGAATTCGTGGGCGACGAATTCGAAGGGAGAATACTCACGGGAACCGGATTCGGCGGCATGGCAAAGGCATTCGTGATACTCTGCGATATTGTCGGCGGTGACTAGCTTGCCCAAGCCTACCCAATCGATTGATGGGCAGATTCTGTCGCCGATAGTCGGGACATTATGGCAAGCGATGCCATGGCCGTGATTCCAACCCATACGATAGGCACGCTCTAAGTCGGCGGATTGATAGGCTGCGGGGATAGTTTCGGGATAATTCATGGGATTTGATTGGTGAAGGTTACAGTTGGGAAGCGAAGAAAAGGAAATAGAACGCGTACCCTAGGACAGCATAGGTCAGGCAAAGGGCTAGGAAGGAAGCGAGTTTTTTGAGCGCGGATTTCATTGGTGCGGACAGACTAGGGGGGACGGGGTGGGAAGTCAAAGGAAAAGTTTGAAAAAGTTTAGCAAGCGGTGAAAAGGGCTGATTTCATTGGGGAAAATGGGGAAAAAACTTTTCAGGCGGGCAGTCAACCGGCGGAAACTGAACGGGAAAACGGGGATTGCGAAACGGTACCTTGGATTGCAAGGTAGAGACGATGAAACCAGAGCAGTGGACGAAAGCGAAAAGCCTCTACCTAGCGGGGAAGACTTGGAAAGCGATTTCAGACGATCTTGGGTTGAACCAGTCAACTCTACTTTCCAAGGCATCACGGGAAGGATTGCCCAAGGTGAGGAAGGAAATGCGAAACACTATTTCCTCTAAAGAAAACGTATCCCTAGAAAGCCTCTCCGCACTAGTCCGTTCGAAGCTAGCCGCCGACGCCGCTTCAACACTTGAACGCATAGACAGCTATGAACTCGAAGGCATCAAAGATGAATCGACTCGCGAGCAGATACTGGGAAGCGTCGCAAAACGCAGCGCGCTTGTGTTCGGCTGGAGTGAACAAGGTGAACAAGCTAGCGTGAGCATTAATCTTCTCGGTTCGATGCCTGACCGAACCTCGGTTGAAGTCAACGTGAGTGAACCTCAGGACAAGTGAACATAACACACATTGTGCATCGCAAGCGGACTGATGGTCAGGATAAGTTAAGCTAATGGCAGAAAAGGATTGTTTTTCCTAGGATTGGCACACTTTATGGGGCAAAGTAGGCCCACCCCTTTTGGGGACGGCTTCGTTTACGATACCCCCCTCAAAAATTTTCCACCTTTTTGACCATGCTAAATAAAATCAAAATTGGTCAAACTGTATCTTTAACAACCGCTGAGAGGAAGTTGGCCCACTTCATCGCCAAGAATCGAAACGGCAATAATCGCTCGTTCAACGTGACGAACTTGAAGATCAGCGCGGAGGACGCTGCGACTGTGGATCTGGAGGGTGTCTGCGGCGAGATAGCGTTCTGCAAGCTCTTCAATGTGTATCCTGATCTGGATACCGACCGCGAGCCTCCGCATCCGCTTTACGACGCGGTTATCCCGCCTCCGCCGGGATTCCGCATCGATGTCAAAACGACCAAGTACGATACCGGCAAGCTACTGGTTGACTCGCGCAAGGGTAAAAAGACCGAAGGTGTGGATTTCTACGCACTGATGACCGGGAGCTTCCCCGGTCCGTACACATTCAGAGGCTTCATCGCGCGGGAACAGATCATCCAGCCACATAAACTTGGCCTACTCTGCGGGTACAAGAGCTACATTGCGGAGCAGTTGGAGCTGACGGACGAGCTTCCCGATCCTCCACTATTCTGATTGACATTACGGCCATTCGTATGCGTCAGTCCGCTCATCGACCTTAAACGTGAACGTGGATTGGTCGTCCACAGCAAACTGTCTAAGCGGAAGTGACGACCGCAAACGGAAGGTAGGTCAATCGACCATCGTGTGATGGGGAGGATGGCCTACCGATAGCAAACGTCGGTTTAATTCATTTCATCTCATGTCTTGTCCCAATGTCTTTAACGCCTTCGCGGTGGCTACCGAGTCGCTCGCGCAGGACGTTTACAAACGCGCCTCGTACCGTTCGATGTGGCTCAACCTCATTGAGCGCGGCGAGTATCCTCAGGGTACGGGTCTGACCCAGACCTCGTTCACCACGACCTCCATCGAGCCGACTGCGGCTGAAGAGTGGTCCGCCATCACCCTCGCGTCCGGCAACCCCGGTTCCGAAACCAGTGCTTGCGATGTCACCTACAATGACGTTCCGGTCGGCTACAACGCTGTCACCTGGGGGCCGGAGCGTTTCGCCCTCAAAGGTCCGCTCCTGTGTAAGGACGATCTGACCTTCGACCATCGCGTCGAGGCGTTCCTGCGTGTGTACTTGGAGAAGCTCTCCATCCGCGCTCAGCGTTCGTGGGAGACTCGCTATCAGAACATGTTCGCCAAGTACGCCATCAAGGCGGTGGCCGACTCGTCCTTCACTCAGGTTGAGACGATTCCGTCTGGTGTGAACGAGCTGCCCTGGATTCAGACCGGCTCCGTTGGTCAGGCGTTGAATCAGGCTACCTCCGAGCTGACGCAGGAGATGCTCGATGTCGCCGCCGCCACGCTGATCCGCAATGGCGCGACGAATCCTGATAGCTCTGGCTTCATCAGCTACTCTAGCGATGGTCCGGTGTTCCCGCTGTATATTGGCCTGGAGGCTTCCCAGCGTATCGCTCAGAACAATGCCGCGCTGCGTGAGGATCTGCGCTTCGCCGATATGGGTTCTGGTCCGGGTGCCGAGCTGCTCAAGCGGATTGGCGCGAATCGGGTCATCAAGAACTTCCGCCATATTCCGAATCTGTTCCCGCCCCGCTTCAGCTACGCTGGCGGCAAGTACACGCTCATCCAGCCCTTCACCAGCTCCAGCGGTACGAAGGGTACTGTGTTCAGCGTCAACCCGAGCTGGACGACCGCCCTGTACGAGGGTGCGTTCATCCCGACTCCGTACGTCATCAAGAGCCATATCGTTCGCCCTGTGAACCGTGTTGGCGACTTGAGCTGGATGCCGACCAACTACATGGGCGAGTGGCAGTGGGTGACTGGTGCCTACAAGCTCGATGTGGATTGCGCCGATCCTCTGGAGAAGAAGGGTCAGCACTACGCTGAGTTCATTCATGCTGTGGAGCCGATCTTCACGAACCAGGGCATGACGATTATCTTCCGCCGCTGCACTGGCGCGCTGACTCAGATTATCTGTTCCTAATCGGAACAGCTAATAGCATCCGAAAGACCCGCAGGTCCAAAAGGCTTGCGGGTTTTTGCTTTAGCATTGACAAGGATCAGCAGGATCTGATGCTCCCCGTATGCCGAGTTTTACTCTCCCCGAAGGCGTTGAGATTCCCGAGAATTTGAAGGAAGGCGAGGCGTTCCAGACGATGGCGACGATTGTCCTCGGTAAGAACGGTAAGGCCGAGTTCATCGAGATTGATGGCATGGCCATTCCCGGCTACGAGAAGAAGTCGAAGGGTAAGAAGCTGGCCGAGCGTGGCTATGAGGAGGAGGAGGGCGAGGAGATGGAATCCGAGGGCGGCGGCGGCGGTTTTATCGCCGAGGTGATGCAGCGCGGTGCCGGTCCGATGGCCTAATTCGGCAAATCATAGGAAAACGATATGGCGATTATCACATGCGATGAGGCGGAGACGCTGATCAATGAGGCGGCGTCGCTGGGATGTCGCTCTCCGTGGGAGGTCGAGTTGGCCAAGCTCGCGCTGGAGAATCGCATCGCGACGTATCTTCAGGGTGGCGGAGCGACGCGCGGAACGTATCGGAGTGTCACGGCTACCGGCAATGTGGTGAGCGGCGATTATCTGATCATTGCCGATGCCACAGGTGGCGCGATTACGATGACATTGCCGCCTGCCGCTCTGGTTTCTGGCCGCATCTACGTTTTCAAGCGGATCAACAGCGGCGCGAATGCGGTCATTGTCGATCCGAGCGGTGCCGAAACGATTGACGGAGCGGCGACGTACACGCTGTCTGCTCAATGGAATTCCGTGACGATCATGTCGAACGGAACGGCGTGGTTCATTATCTGAGAATTCTATGGCCAACATCTCCTGCGAACAAGCGGCTGAACTGATTGCGGAGGCGTATGGCGCGTCCTGCAAGAGCAACCGCGAGAAGAACCTGCTGGAGATTGGCCTACTCTGGGAGGCGGCGACGCTTGGAGGCAATGCCGATATCACGGCGGATAACACGGTGATAAGTGCGGACAGCACGATCATCACGGCTGACATGACCGAGTTTTTCTAAGACCGAAAGAAACCCCTTACATAGATTATGGCACAGCAAACGATTAACGTAGGCGCAGCTCCGAATGACGGAACGGGAACGCCGCTGCGTACGGCATTCCAGTACACGAACAGCAACTTCAGCGAGCTGTACACGGCTGTCGGGCCGAGCGGCAATAACATCGTCGTACCGGGAAACGCCACCATCACCGGCGATCTGACGGTGGATACCAGCACCCTGAAGGTTGTCGCTGCAAGCGATGTCGTTGGAATCAATACGGCATCTCCGCTGACTGGCAACGATGCTGGTCTGACGATTGGAGCGATTGGAACGGTTAAAGCCTTAAACATTGGGCTTCAGAACACGTTTGCTCGTTTGCGCGAAAAAGACGCAATTGATGCTTTTGCAATTACCACAAACATCACTGCCTCAAACACTCAAGACGACGCAACCAAGTCTTCTTGGAAAGTTCGTTTTGGTTTTGGAAACGGAAACGACAACTTCCTGATTGGTCGTTCTAATGTTGGCAGCACCACGTTCCAAGATATTTATTCGGTATCGGCAACCTCCGCTGTTTGGAGCGACGGCGCAGGCGGCACTCGGATGACCCTCAACGCCTCCGGACTTGGGGTGGGGACGAGTCCGACTAGCAAGCTTACAATCAAGCCTTCCGCATCATCTAGCGGCATTTTTGAGGTATTGACCGGAAGCACAAACACAGATTCGATTCGCGTAAGCGGCGGAGGCACCGTAAATAGCTGGCTTGAATTGCGCGGATATTTGGGCGTTAAGCTTTATTCTGACGCTACCAATACGGTTACCGTAGACTCCTCCGGCAACGTCGGCATCGGAGTTACGCCGAGTGCGTGGACGCTCAAGGCCGTTCAGATTGTCAACGGTGGTATTTACGGCTCTGGAAACGAGACTGGCTATTATGCCAATGCGTTTTACGGAAGCTCTGGATGGAGATACATCAATTCGGCTGGAGCATCTGGATATCTTCAGAATGGCGGTTCTCATCAATGGTACAGGTCCACATCCGCAAATGTCGCAAACACCGATCCTGTCTTCACGCAAGCCATGACGCTGACGAGCGGTGGGAATTTGCTGGTGGGTGATACAACGTCTCCTCTTGCAAGCAGGCTTTCTCTGTTCACCACTTTTGCTCAACCGGATGGCATTGTAATTCGCAATACCGGCGCAACCGCTGGTCTTTATTGGAGGTTTGGTGCAGTCAACAACTCCAATACGTTGTTTGTGATGAACGCAAGCTCCGTTGGTGTTACTATGGCTGACGGAGCAAGTGCTTGGTCTGCTGTTTCAGATGAGCGTTTGAAAGATATTATTGAACCGATCAGCAACGCTGTGGCGAAGGTTGGTTCTCTCCGGTCTGTCATCGGTAAGTACAAGAGTGATTCCGAAGGGACTCGACGCTCGTTCCTCATCGCTCAGGACGTAAAGTCTGTACTTCCTGAAGCTGTTGATTCGACTGATATCGAATCACTTGGCCTTCGCTACACTGAAGTGATTCCGCTGCTTGTCGCTGCTATCAAAGAACTCACCGCCGAAGTCAACGCTCTCAAGAAAGCCTAATTTATGACCATCCTCTGGCTCATCGAACGCCTTCTCGTTAAACCGACTGAAGGCTCCAACACGGACGTTGTGATTACCGCCGACTGGCGTTGCAACGGCTCGCAGGAATCGTTCAGCGGCACCTGCTACGGCTCCTGCTCATTCGCTCCGCCGACTGGTAGCTTCACTCCTTATCCTGATTTGACGCAGGAACAGGTCTTGAGCTGGTGCTACGCCAACGGAGTCGATCAAGCGGCCATCGAAGCCAACGTCTCGCTCCAAATCCAGAACCAGATCAACCCGCCGGTTGTGGTGCTGCCGCTGCCGTGGGTGCCGCCTGCTCCTCCGGTGGAAATCGTCCCGCCGCTGATTCCACAAAGGGTGCCGAGTTTGGTTGCGAATGATGAGCCTGTCAGCGATGCTCCGGCGGCATGATTAAAATTGAGCTGACCATCGAACAAGTTAATAGCCTCCTGCAACTCATCGATATCTCGATCAAAGCTGGCGGTTTTCAGAACGCAAAGGTTGGAGTACCTCTGGCCGACCTGATTCTGGAAGCCGCCAAGTCTTCGCAGCAGCAGATCGAAATCGCTAAGTAGTAAATCATCCCATGACTGAATCCCACTTCATGCGAGACATGGTTGCGGCAGCGAGTGGGCCAGCCATCGGAATACTCGGGAACGCGGTTTTCTCAGACCCGAATCTCAAGACGGCATCGCTCGCGTTCGGTGCCGTCACTGCTTTTATCGTCTGCCTGTCCAAAGCAATCGACTTGTATCGAAAGTTCAAATGAACCCCAATCTTACCTCTCTCATCCGTCATCTTCTCTCCGCCGCTGGTGGCTTCCTTGTCGCCAAAGGTCTGGCTTCAGCCGATCAAGTCGCTGAACTTGCCGGTGCTACCGTGAGCATCATCGGCGTCGCTTGGTCGATCTTCAATAACAAGAAGGCGGCGAAGTCTGACGCTACGAAAGCTGAATGAACTTCCTAGCCGACTTGGTGATGAAGCTGGTCATCTGGCTTCATGCGCTGACGAAGCAGGATGTCTCAAGTGAAGACGCCAAGAAGCAAACTGATCTTAAGCGCGGTCTGCTTGCTCGCATTGATGAGCATGAGCGTGAGCTGCGCGAGCCGGGTGATTTACGTCCCCCACGGTGAGCCTGTACGCCTCGCTGAGAGCGTTGAGGCCAAGGTCTGGACTGTTGACGCCAGCGGCAAAACGGTGCGTAGTAAGAACCGCATAACCATTCACGAAGGATGGTACGCACTTCCGAAGGAATGAAAAAGAACGTCCCAACGAATAAATCGCTCTACAGCAAGATGAAGGCGTTGGCCAAGAGCAAGTTCGACGTTTATCCGAGTGCGTACGCCAACGGCTGGCTCGTCCGCGAGTACAAGAAGCGCGGCGGCAAATACAAGGTTGCTGATGTCAGATAAACCTAAAGGCGGTCTAGATCGTTGGTTCGCCGAGAAATGGGTGGACATCAAGACCGGCAAGCCGTGCGGTCGTCAGGAAGGCGAGGAGCGCGCCGGATATCCCGCTTGCAGACCGACAAAGCGCATCAGCGAGAAGACTCCGAAGACTCTTGGTGAGATGAGCAGCGCGGAGAAAGCTCGGTTCAAGCGCGAGAAAACCAGCTTCCAGAAGATCGGTTACCAGCATAGGATGCGTAAGAAGAATAAGGAAAAAACATGAGCTACAACGCACCATATCGTGGTTCGCCCTCAGTCTCACGACCTAGCGGAAGCGGACCTTACAAACAGTCGCCGCCGCCGAAGCCGCCGGTTAAGCCGGTTGCGAAGCCGGTTCCGAGCGGAAGCGGTCCTTACCGCAGGTAATTCAAAGCAAAATCCCCCGGTGGCTTAGAAACCATCGGGGGATATTTGTTTCAGCGTCCTAACGACTTCAGAACGCTCGCAACGAAGTCTTCGCTCTTGGCGTTGTTAACATTGGCCGACTTGAGGCCAGGATTCGTCGCCTTCGAGCTAACCCCCGGCTCGCTGCCACGGTACTTCGCTAGTTCGGCTTGCAGGCGTTTGTTTACCTCAACCTGAGAATAGAGAAGCTCACGGTATTTCGGCGCGGCAGCGGCCCAAAGAGCGGCCTTGGCGAGGTCTTCTTCGCTGTTCTCGCCGTTGAAGATTTGTTGCGCGAGGCTTAAACGCTGGTTCAGCTCGCCATTCCACTCCTCATCGCCCTCACGCGGTTCGAAGATTTCGAGAGCGCGAGCGTTTTCACTTACCTTCGCCCAGGTCTTATTGGCCGACTCCAATGCAGCGCGAGTGCCCTGCTCGTTATCCTGCTGATACTTCGAGATGATGGCGTCGTAATCGGACTTAGCCTCGGACATCTCCGCAGCCTTCTCGCCGTTAATCTCGTCGTAGCGAACGATCAGCGCGCCGAGCTTGGCTTTCTTGGACGGCGAAAGACCGTCAACGATGTCGTCGATCTGCGAGTTCCGGTAGTCGCTCTCGGGCGACTTGAGTAGGCCAACAAGCCGCTCTCCATCGGTGCCGACAAGACCCTTCACCGATTCGAAGACTCCATTGATCTTACCCTCGTACTTCTTGACGAATTCAGGGTGACGTTCGATGTCCAGCAATCGAACACGCTCAGAAAGCGCATCACGCTCCTCCTGCAAGGTCTTGAGCTGCGACTCGAAGTTCGGATTGGCAGTCTTGCCAGCCTTCAGTTCGTCCAGTTGTTTGGCCAACTGCGCCTTCTCCTCCTTGATCTTGCGGAACGCATCAGCGGCCTTCGTAGACTTGATCGTCTCGGGGATATCGGAATCAGCGTCCGTAGAAGTCGGAACTTCGGCGGCGGCGGTAGACTGCTTCTTCGAAGAACCGAACAAACGCTCGATGTCCTTCTCGGATTTGCTTCCGGTGCTGGGCTTGGTCGTTTCGGATGCTGTCGGTGGTGCGGTTTTCTTAGGTTCCTCGGTAACCGGAGTCGATATACCCTCGTCGGCTTCGGCTCCCATGCGATTGAATGCGTCGAGAATCGAGTTGCCAAAGTCAGGCTGCGACGCCGGATTGGTCAGCGGAGAGTTCAGTGGTACGTCCATAATTTGTTAGTATTGTTTTTCGAAGGTTGCTTCAGGTTCCTTAGTTGTTTCATTCACCGACAATTTTCGAAGGTTTTCAAGACAATGCGCGTAGCCAGCGGTTACACCGGCAGCGAAAATAATGTCCGATTCCTTCGCTCCATGAGACGGCATTGGAACCGGCATGGATTCAGCGACGATGCGGATTGCCATGCGTAAGAGCGGAGTCTGCAACAGCTTGGAGAATTCTGCACTCTCACCGCTGGTCATCCAGTCCGCCATATTTACCTCAGGCAGATTCTTCAGGTCCGATTTCTGGGTCTTCGTTGAGCCTTTCAGCCAATTTATCATACTTTGTCTTCTTGTTGCGTTTCAGTTTATGCCTCTGCGGAATTGGGTCGAGAACCTCGTCTAGCTTGATCGGTTTCTCAGGCGTGACGACATCGCGCTTAGGTCGAATCACCTTCGTCACCTCAAGCATGTCGGCCAACGGCAGCTTGATGTAGCCGCAATCAACGTCGTTGATGCCGTACGAGACGACAAAATGACTCTTCGCGCTGTCGTAAAACGCTCCGCACGGAAACACGACCGCAGGCAATCCCGGCCACCAATCCTGCTGATTCGTGCCGGTAAGAAGCGGCAGCGTGGTCATGCGGACGATGCGGAACGGTGCCTTGGCCTCGAAGGCGTACGCACCCATGTAGTAGCGACGCTTCTTGTTAATCCACGGCAATGAGCTGTGGAAGAAGGTCCAGTACAAGCCATCGACCAGAATCGGATTCGAGCCGCCGCGCACCTCGCCAAACTTCCAGAGCGGATTGAACTCGTCGGTGACGTACTCCGCTTCCTTCTCAAGACGCCCATTAAGGCGCACTACGACATGAGGATTGGCCGAATACACCATGTGTGGCGTGTTATCGTGAACGAAGTAGAGCCAGTTCTTCTCATGGCCATCGTTCACCATCGCCTGGGCGTAGTTGTTGCCGTAGATCGGATCGAATCGGGCGACGTTCAGGAACTGCTTGTCCAAGACGAACATCGCCTGATGCGCGTAGCTCTTGAACGGCACAAATGTGCAGCAGCTTAGTCCGTATTTGTCGCCAAACTTGACCACTCGCGGATCTTCGAACTGCTCACCCGGCATGTGCGAGGTGAGGTTGATCAACGCTTTCTTGATGGCTCCAAGATCCTTGGTCAGCTCGAAGACAACGATGTCGTTCTTCTCAAGGTAAACGTCCTCATCCTTCTCGCGCTTGTTGCGGCAGCGTCGGGCGAAAAGGAGGATTTGACCGCTCGGTTCCTGAACGATTGCAGGGTTGAAGTAGTAAGTTCCGACCTCCTCAGGAAGCGTGATTTTGCCAACCTCCCAGTCGCATTGTTCGGCCAGCTTGGGTACGTCGTTTTTTGCGTAGCTCATTAGAAACTCGGCTGCGAATTTGATTTCGTCGTAGAGAGCAAGCCAATGATCGCGCTCCTCGCGGACCTCGGTCAGATGCTCCTCATGTTCTTTGGTTCGAATCTTAAGCGTCTTGCGTAAATCCTCGATTTCATTGAGCAAATCGGCCTCCCCATCACCGCCATTTGCGAATCGTTTGAGAGCTTTAAGAGACAGACTTCGGATGATGTCTTTCATTCACGGATGCAGGTTTGCCCCATCTTGATACGCGAGCCTCGGCAAAATTCCGTAGAATTTCATGTGCGGAATCGAATCAACAAGCATCTGGATGTCGATTGGACACCAAACCTTTTGGTTGGTTTTCATCAGCATGCAAGCACCCTCGTAGGTGACGTAGTAGCAGTGCGTACACATGCCGCGAATTAGCCGGTACACGTTTCCGCCAATGTGCTTGTTCTCCTCGTACGGAGCCGCGCAGCAGCTTCCAACGTAAATGACATCCCAGTCCTCTGGGACATGCTGCAATTCTTCCGTCAGCTTCTCTTTCCAGTCGTCGGAGACAAACTTGCAGTCATCTTCAACGACAAGAAACGGCTGATCTTTCGGATATGCACCCGACTCAACAGCCCATTTAATGGCCGACCAAACAGAGAAATGGCTGAGTCCGGCGACGATGGACTTTACACCCATCCGACCCTTGTTAACCGAGCTGTAATACTCCGTTGAAATGCCGCAGTTGGACGCCCTGAAGCCGTAGATTGGAACCGCTTTGATTCCGAATCCGGCCATGTACTCGATGCATTCTTTTTCTCTTGGACCTTCTGGAAGCGAGACGATGAACGTTGGTGATTTTTCGATGTCTATTTTAATCATGCTGGAACGATGTAGATAATGCCGCGCATAGCTCCGCAGGCTTTTTCAGGCGTGTTGTAGTAGTGTTTGTATCCGCGATTTTTGAAGCTGTAGATTTTATCGATCTTGGGTTTGATCCACTCAAAAGTGTACTCTTGCCCGTTGTAAGCATCGAACCCAAGGCCACCACCGGGAACCTTGAAGTCGTGGATTGCTATGACCGGAAGAAGCTCGTACTTGGCAATTGTTTCAAGCTCATCCAAAAGTGGGCAGTACGAGTTCCAATGGGCATCGAGGAAGAATATCGTGTCATGCCCGATTCCTCGATGCGGAATAGCGTAGTCCAACATCTGCTCGCTTGAACCGTGAAAAAGCTCAACGTGAACTTTTTCTTCAGAGAACTTCTTCGAGCATTCTTGAACCAGATTATGATCGATTTCGCACGAAACGGTTTTCAGGAAATTTCGAGCAAGCCAAACCGTCGTGTCTCCGTGGTTTGTTCCGGTTTCGACAGCAGTTGTTAGGCTGTACTTGTCGCGTAAACGGAGGAATTCCTCCTGAATGAATGTGTCTCCATTAAATGGTGAACCCATAATTTTTAAATTTGATTCAAATTTTCACCGTCAAAATCAAAGTAATCGCAATCCCCAACTGGCTTGAATTCTCCGGTTTTTCTGTAGAGTTCTCGCTCTTGAGCTAGATTGAAATTGGTGTCGATTGTCCTGAAGTTTTTCTCTGCGTATAAATGCTTCTGCTCAATAGTCTCCATTGTTTTACACATGAATTGACTAACTTCTTCATGCCGCTTGTAATCTGACTTCCAAACCCGTTTCGCATAGAATTCGTCTACAGGGTTTTCCGCGCACCAATGCATCGCTTCGTCTTCTATTACGAGGCAGTTCTTGTTGTAGAAAATACGACTTCTGTAACCAGCATTTTCAAGTCGAACACCAAGATTGCAGTCTTCACAGCCTCTGCGAGCCAGAAACTCGTCGTAACCGTTGATCTTGTCTAAGAATTCTACCGGGAAACTCACGTTCTGACCAAAAACCCACCCACCTCCAATCGATATATTTTCATCGCCAAGTTGAGCGGTCATTCTGCCGTCAATATTCTTAGCCTTGTAACTCGCAATCTTGTTGTTCTCGATGACGATTTCCGAAACCTTATCGTACGCACCGCATAACACGAATTTTTCTGATGCGGCTTTCCGATGGAAATCTATCCATCCACTTGTCAGTGCGCTGAGGTCGTCAACGAAAACAATGTGGTCGTTTTTGGCGACTAAAATTCCAGTGTTTCTGGTCGAGGAAACATCGAAGAAGTTTGTCTTCGTCTTGCGGTACTTTCCTCTCCAGATCGATGGCTTGGGCGGAATGTGAAGGTACTCGAATCTTCCGCCGACAATCTTTTCGAGCTTTTCCTTTCGGCCATCCTCGTGGTGCAGAAATGAGTCGATGAAGACAATCTGATCGGTGACAACGCCTGATTCATACTGAGAAATCAGGGTTTCAACGAACCACTGAAACATCGGCTGTCGTCTGCACGTTACATAGTTGATCGATAATTTGTTCATCATCCCTGACGCGCCAAGTTAGACTCGGCAGTTGCATTCGCTCGCTGAATATCAGCGGTTGTCTTCGCGTTCCGGCGAGCCAAGTCGGCCATCGCCTTCGTGTTCTGACGCTGAATGTTGGCCATAGTCTCGGCATTCTGGCGAGCGATTTTCGCCTGAACCTCCGCGTTCATCACCGCAGTCTTCGGATCGACACCCTGCTGGATGGCCATCGCCTGCTGCTGCTGCGCCATTGCCTGCTGCTGTTCGGCCAATAGCTGCCCAAGCTGCTCAACGGTCTGGACAAGCATCTGGAGCTGCTGCGCGTAAGCATCAACTTGAGGACGACGAGTAGGATCGGTGGAGAGACGAGCCAGATGATCCTGAACGTGCTGACCGATACCTTGCAGGAAGAGCATAATCTCCTGCGGATTGCCGCCCTGCTGAATCGAGGAAGCCGCCTCGTTCGCCGCCGCAAGATGCGTGTCGATGTGAACGATTTGGTTCTGCGTGTCCGTGACGATTGCCATGTTGCCCTGGCGCAAGGACGAATGCTCCAGAACGGCCAGCGCGGTCTGATCCTGAATTCGTGAAGATTGGATCTGAGTTGGCAGATACCGATCCACCATTTGTTGGCCAACCTGAGCGGCGATGTAGTCGCGCAAGAGGCTGACTTTGCCCCCTTCGGGGAGAGAACCGAGAAGTCCGAGTAGAGAGCCGAGGAGTTGCTGTTTCGCAAACTGAGAACCTTGGCCGACCGTGCGAGTCGCTTCCACGAAGTCGATGTCCAGCATGGCTTGAACCGGAACACCACGTTCGGCGCAACGACGCTGGAACTCAATCGCGTCCTTGTCCGACTTGGTAATCGGATTCAGGTTGGGATTGGAGGCTCGGTTGTACCGCTCTTCGAAGAAGGAATCGAGCTGGTTGTAATACCGGCTGAGCTGCGTCTTACCGATTGCTGACTGCTGTGCCACGATGGCTTGGATTTCAGTCGCAGTTCGTGGGTTGCCAGCCGGTTTGTTGAGCGATTGGCGATACTGAGAGAGATTGCCCTGAAGAACATTCTCAAGGTCCGCGTTGACCGCCATAGGAGCGTCCAGAACGCCAGCAATGTTCTGCTGAATGACTTCGTAGTCTGGCGGGAGAATGGCATACGGTCCTTGCTGAACGACGCTTGTCTTGCTGAGAGCGTTCGGGTTGAGGGGGCGGAAGAGGATCTGAGTGCGAGCGAATGCACTGTCCACCATCGAGCAACGAAGCCGGTTCTTCAGCTCCATCGCCTGAAGCATCTTGATGCCAAGACCCTTCACACCGTGATGCTCGCCATCACCACGGTCGTAATACATCGGATGAATGATCTGCTCCCACCGCTTGTAGCGGCGCAGCTTCCGATACATGAAGTTCTCGCTGTCCCGCTCATCGATGATGGCATGGCTGATCTGGCCATCGAACTCCTTGTAGAAGATGTGCGACATCAGCACGACCTCGGACCGCGCGCTAAAGGTGATGTCGTTCGAGCGGAGCTGACGTTGGAAGAACTCCCAATCGTACTGAACGCCGGAACGGTACGGCTCGGGCATCGCAGCGCGGATACGCTGGCGAACGTAGTCCACGTTCCAACCGGCAGCAGTCGCAGCTTTCTCGTCTTGGATCTTCTCGAACAGATCATCGACACCCATGCGAGTGCGGACGCAAGCCACCTTCCAATCGCTGACGTTGGACTTGGTGCCATCGGGGACGAGAAGATCCGTCGCCATGATGGCTTTGCATCGCCAGTTGGAGCTGTCTTCGAAGATTAGCGGACCATTGCCAATAAGGACCATCTCACGCTGCGAGAGCTGCATGATGTAGTCGAAGTCCTTGTCCAGCTTCTGGAGACGGTCGAACTCCTCGGTGATAATCTTCGACCACTCCTCCCGCTTATCCATGTCGTTGCCGTAAGCGGTGCGAATGTTGGCGTAGGTCGGAACCTCGGCGAACACATCGTAGAAGGCTGACATGGCCAACGTGAGGAACGCTTCCGACTCGCGGAAGTTGACGTTGGTACGGAACGCTTGGTTATTGCGACGAAGCTCCGCCGGATTGTACGGAGGATTGCCGTCAACAAGACCACGGAGCTTTGCGCGGGTGCTGTTCCGAAGCTCGTCGGCCATGATGAGCTTCTGAAATATCTCGCGAGCCGATGCCGCGTCGGCAATACGAGTTTCGGGAGCTTTACCCTCCTCGTTAATGGTTTCGAGCGGCAGTTGGGCTAGGTTTCCGTACATGGTCGTTTTTTCCAGCAGTGAGCTGGCAAGTTTGCGTTCTCTGTAGCGTCCGTAAATTTATGGAGTGTTTCAATGGGAAACCACACCATGCTTCTAATGAAGCAACCACAAAATTCACAGCTTTGAAGCTGCTCGTCTAGTGGTGTTGTTCCGTGTTGAGAAAGTGTCCTGACAGCTTCTTTGAGGACGCGAGCGTTGCATCCGGTGCATCCGAGTGGCTTCCGATTGAATTGACATCCAGCGCAAATGCTCGCCCTTCGAATAGCTTCCGCCTGATCAACCTTGCCGCCACCAACGGTCAGCCCATGAATCAGGCTCATGCTGAAGCGGATAACGTCTCCGATCTGAAGAGATTTCAAACCTGCTGGTTTAGGAATCTCAACTTCGTCGTAGGAGCAGTCGGCACCGTTACGACACTGATATTCGGTGATTAAGATGTCGAGGTTGTCAGGAACCTTGACCGCGTTGGCAGCGTAATGGTTGCGGACGAACTCGCGGAGCTGCGGTAATGAACCTGCGGGTATCTCGATGCCGGTTTCAGGAACTCGGTAGTTCCATCCGCCAGGAATGACATTGTGTTCATTGAGGATCTTGTAGCCGCTCATACGTCCCCGTCGTAGTAAATGGAGTCTGCGTCCCTCACCAGCTTTTCCCATACCTTGTCCATCTTTGTTGCTCGCGGTTCAAAGGAGGCGGTTTTACGCACCAGATCAAGCAAGACTACAGCAGCGTCGGCTAAGTCAGGCGATTTGCCGGTTCTTTGCTTCATCACAGTCTTTGATTCGACGGATATCTTCCGCTTCCCATCGTCGAACATTCGCGCACAGAACTCCTGCAATGTCTCGATGTCCATGCCGCCGACCCGCTCCTCGACGACCCATTTACGCATCGAGAACCAGAGTTCCGTCACCTTGCGGTCGTATGCCTCATTGCATGGCCTACTATCCTCGTCGCTGACCGGAATGGTCGATGGAGAGCCGCCGAACTCGACGCGATGAACTACACCCCATTCTCTAGTCAGGATGTCTGCCAGACCGCCACCCTCACCGCTTGAATCGAGAGCGAACTTGTCCGGTGAAACGCCGCGCTTGTTGCATTCCTCTTTAACTCGATTGGCTATCTGGTAATGGACCGGCTCGGTGAGCTGCGCGTTGGGCGATATCTGGATGATATCCTGAAAGAGGATGCTCAGCTTATCGTTAGCGGTGCCGACTTTGGCAAAGCGAAGGATACATCTATCACCTCCGAAGCCAGGGTCGAGAGCTGCGACGATTTGGACGTTGGTCGTAAACGTGAGCTTCTTGTTCGGTGAATGCGTGTCGATGAGCGACTCGGACAACACCGTCTTGACCATGCCGTCAGGACTCCAGAATCCGCGTGTGTACTTCCAGAACGTAGGACTCTGCTCGCCCTCATGGCGCATCGCCGACAAGACTTGATCTTGGGTGATGAGGTATGGGTATTTCGTTCGCCCCTCGGTGATGTTCGGCGACTTCATGCCGTCGAAGCGTCGGCACATGCCGCGTTCAGTCAGCCAGTGCTGATCTTCAATCGTGACGCTGCGCCATCCTTTTGCTGGGGTGCAGAATCTGCCGTGCGGATCAAACTTTGATGCCGGATTCCCAATAACCAGCATCTTGAACTCGCGGCAACCCTTGGAGAGGTTCGTGCAAGCCTCGAACGCTGCTTCAGGCGTATCCGTCGCCTCGTCGATGATGACCATCACGCGCTCGGCGTGAATACCCTGAATGTTGGCCACTGCCTTCGAGGTGTTACCTTCGGCGACGGCGATAGCTGAAATGGAGTGCCGGTCGTCACCTTTGACAGCCTGCAATGCCATCTTCGAATCGACCATGTTGCCGGGGAATCCACGCGATTTGCGAACAAGATCCTGAAGATTGGCCCACATACGCTTTCGGATCATCTTCGCGGTCGTCGATGTCAGAACGACCGTTGACTTGGCAGGGTTGGCTAACCACCAGACTGTCGCGAAAAGCGTTGCGCCGAAGGTCTTTCCGCTCGCTCCGCATCCCGCCCATCCAACGTAGTCATGCTCACAGAGGCTTTCGACTTGAGCTTCTAACCACGGGTTCCAACTCATCTTCGGCCAGAGCATTTTCGTCGCATTTTGAAAATGTTCGAAAGTGCCTAGTCCACCCTCGTTTGGTTGGAGTCGATTTCGGAAAGCGTACAGCTCTAGTTCAAGATCGGGAATCTTGACGGGCGAGCGTATTCCGTACTTGTGGTCGATCAATGGATTCTCAGACACTTGCTCTGCCATAGTTTGGCCTTGCATTAGTTGTCGTTGGACTTGAGGTTCTGCGAAAGGAAAATTATGCCGTCGCAACTTGTTTCTTCATCCGGCTGTTGCCAGCCTTGCGACTCCGAGCCGGTAGTCGTGAATATCCCCGGTCCTCAAGGGGCAGCGGGGGCAAACGGCACCAATGGCACGAACGGGATTGATTCGTTCTCCTACACGACCGCTCAGTTTTTTGTTCCTGCACTAGGGTCATCGGTCGTCGTTCCGTTGAGCGGCACGAGCTTTCTCCCCGAGTCAGTCGCCGGACAGTTCTTTGTCTCGATTCAGGGTGTTGGATACATGCAGGTGACAGATGTCACCGGACTCAATGTTACGCTTAAGAATCCTTCTTCTGGAGTTCTTGGAATTGCCAATGCGGTTCCTACGACCTCCATTCCATCAGGTTCTCTTGTAACGCTTGCTGGTGGCGTTGGGCCGCAAGGTGCTGCCGGTGTTTCGGGCGGTGCGCCGGTTGGAGCTTCTTATATCTGCCGCACAGCCGATGGAACTCTGACGAACGAGACAGCCCTCGATTCGCTTGCCGCCGGTTACATGAAGACCGCCGGATCGGGCGGTTCTGGCGTCGTCTCGACCGTTGCGACGGTTCCAGTTGGCGACATCAGCGGCACGTTGCCGATTGCTAAGGGCGGAACGAATCTGACCACAGTTCCTTCCAATGGCCAACTTCTGATCGGAAACGGAACCGGATACACAGTAGCCGGATTGACGGCAGGATCTGGAATCACGATTACGCCGGGAGCCGGAACCATTTCAATCGCATCGACAGCCGCAACAGCATTTAGCTACGTCACGTTTACGCGGAGGGTGACATCTGCTCCTCCGACTATTTCGACGGCTGCAAATCCTTTTAATTCCACCACATACCCGTCAACTACCTATTCAGGAATTGATACGGCTTCTGGTTTTACTGCTGCAAACGGTAGATTTACCGCATCAAATGCTGGCTACTATCGTTTAAGCGCGCTGATACATAATGGATTTGTCTCAGGTGTTTACGATATAACTTTGCAAATTAGAAAGAACGGAACGCCTATTTACAGTGTTGGATACCGGATTTCAGCGGTGGATGACCCTCCCGTTGCAGTTGAGTTTTTAGATCAGGCGTCAGCGTCTGATTTCTACGAACTGTTTATTGCGTCAGCGACAAATAGTTCTCTTTTTAATACAGGCTCTTCATTTTCTATCCAGCGGATTCAGGCTTAAACCATGAGCGAACGCGCACCACGCAGGTACACGGACGGATCTGTCACCTTCGAGGGTGGCATTGATGCTGGCGTGATGCCTTCTGAGGTGGACAGAAATCAGGTTTCATTCGCCGTTAATGCCAACTTTCGCGAGGGGTTCATAGCTCCTCGTCCTGGTTTTACCCAGAAAGACTACGACCTCTGCGTCACAGTCACCGCTGATAACGCCGAGATTACCGCTGACCAAACGAATGTGACGGCGGATGGGTGGTCAGAGGAGTGCTACGGCCCTCAGGGTCTGACCGGCACGTTCCAATGCGCGATGCCATACATCTCGGACGATGGACACACGTTCATTCTGCTGATGATCAGTGGTAAAGTGTGGCTTTACGACTGCCTTCAGAATAAGGCGCAAAACCTCACGCTGTCCGCTGATCTAGAGAATCCGTCCAACTTGCTCGATGGCTGGATGGTTCAAGCTGAGAACTTTGCTGTCATTCAAGACGGGTTCAGCAAGCCGCTGATCTTCAATGGGACAAGTCTGCGTCGAGCTAAGGACGACGAGATTAAGACCGGCAGGGTTATGGCCTATGTCAATGGCCGTATCTGGTACGCGCTTCCGAACGGATTTTCATTCCGAGCCACCGACATCGTTTATGGAGACGGTACGCGAGCCAGTGTTCTCAAAGAAACCGAGAACACCTTCCTTAATGAAGGCGGAGACTTTTCGGTTCCGTCGGATTCAGGAGGCATCACAGCAATGGCCGTCCCCGGCGATCCAGATACGTCGCTTGGTCAAGGACCGCTTCTTGTCTTCACGCCTCGATACGTTTTCAGCGTCCAAGCACCTGTAGACCGCGATGTTTGGAAGAACCTGAACTATCCCATTCAGGCTATCAGCTTGCTGACCAGCGGCGCGTTAGGCGCACGGTCGGCCATCACCGTCAATGGCGATGTCTTCTACCGAGCTATCGACGGTATTCGCTCGTTCATCATCGCTCGTCGGTCGTTTAGCGACTGGGGCAACACGCCCATCAGCGGCGAGATGACGCCTATCGTCGAGAACGATCAAACAAGTCTTTTGTGGGCCAGTTCTGCCGTTGTCTTTGACAATCGGGTGCTGATGACTTCTCAGCCTCGCTTCAATTCAGAAGGCGTGATTCATAAGGCCATATCCGTGCTGGATATGGAGCTTGTCACATCGATGCGGAAGAAGGCCCCTCCAGCATGGTCTGGTATCTGGACTGGTCTGAACGTGTTGCAGCTCGTCAAGACCGAGAACGCTTACGGAGACGCTTGTTTCGCAATCGCTCGCGGATCGGATGACACGATTCAGATTTGGGAAATTACCAAGCACGACAAGTTCGACATGAACTTGAGTGCGACGCCCAAGAAGGAAATCGAGTGGCAGGTGCAGACTCGCGCCTACAACTTCGAGGTTCCTTTCGGTTTGAAGCGTCTCGATTCTGGCGACTTGTTCATCGACAGGTTGGAAGGCGATGTCTCGTTCAGCGTTACCTATCGACCGGACCAGTATCCCGGTTGGATCGAGTGGGCTGATTTTTCCGAATGCGCGACTGTTACACAGTGCTTGGATCTTTGTCCGCTCACGAACTTCAAGCCGCAGTACCGGCCTAAGATGCGCTTTCCAACTCCATCGGATGCGCCGTGTAACGCGACGATTAGCACTCCCGCTCGGAATCTTTACGAGGTTCAGGTGTCGCTGAACATCATCGGATATTGCCGGATCAAGAGTCTTCGAGTTCACGCCTACGACATCCAAGAATCGAGTGTTGGAGAGTGCCGGACGGTCTTCCCCGCCTGCACACCGCTTGATGTCTGCGATATCAACCCGCTGACCTACACATCGGAATAGTCTAACAACCATGCCAAACCTTACGCTCATCACGCTTACTCCGCCGAGTCTTCCGGTTGGATATTGTCCGCTGAATTACCAGACGTTGGCCAACGATATCATCAGCGGCACTCAGGCGACGTTCAACAGCTCGATTGGAAACTCGTTCTTCAACTTTGGATCGACCACTCCTGCGCTGAACAATCAGGTTTATCCGTGGCTGGACGAGAAGGGTAATTGGTGGGTGCGCGTCAATGGATACTGGGCAAGACAGCATCCGGTTTCCATCAATAGCTCCGAGCGTCGCATCTTTGCTGGCCCTGCCGCAGATATCTTGAGCTACGACGGTGGTGACGGAACCGCTACCGCTACCCTAATGACTGGCCCAATGTGGGAGATTGACACGAATTTTGACGCTCGATTCCCAGTTGGCGTTGGAGCGTTTGCGGCGAGCGGAACTGTGAACGTCAATGGAACCTCAACGACCACATCTGTTGTCGGAGAGGACAAGCACACGCTTATCGTTGCGGAAACTCCGTTCAACGAACACACGCACGGCGTTGCTCAGTTGGCCATCCCCAACAACGACGACTACTACCTTGTTGGAAAAACTTGGTCCGGCCTTGGATCTTATCCCTCCAAGATTATTCAGGGTGCCGCTGGAACGGGTGGCGGAGGAGCAGGTCCAAGCATTACGACTGGTGAAGTTGGAACGACCAACGCGGACAAGACTGGCAACGACAGCCAGAACGCCATCGGTCATAATAACCTTCCGCCGTTCTACGGTGTGTACTTCATCAAGCGAACCATCCGAGAATACTACACCAAATGAAGCTGATTGTTCAGGACATCCGCTCGACTATCGCTCGGGTCATCGGCGTATGTGTCGATGATCAGCGCGTTTACGACTACATCAACCAAGCGTGTCGAAGGCTTCTACACAAGGGGTTGTGGGCCGGTGCGTACGGGCGATTCACGATTCATACGGTCGGCGGTTGCATCACTTGGCCGCGTCAGATCGAAACCATCGAGGCTGTAGCTGATTGCTGCGGAGTTGGAACCGTTCGCAATCAATGGTTCGAGTTTCAGGAAACCGGCTATGGACTGCTCAACTCAGGAGACGCTTGCGTCGGTAAGCAGCTTATTGACCGTGGGACTGTCGTCTCTT